GGGAGGCTCATTGGAAGCCTGTGATGAAAGGACTTGCTGAATGGTGCCGTGCATCATCATCCCAGTCCTGAACAGGTATGACTTGTTGGAACGGGCGATCCGCTCGATTGACTATCCCGTTGAGCAGCTCATCATCGTTGACAACGGCGATGGGTATGACGCTGACCTGTTGGCTTGGACTGCGCCTTGGCAATACATCCAGAACTGGTATCTGTGGAGGATGCCAACGAACCTTGGTGTGGCACCATCATGGAACTTAGGTATCAAAGCAACACCTCATGCCGAGGGTTGGATTCTGTTGAACTCTGATGCTTACTTTGAAGCAGGTCAACTGGAAGCGTTCTACAAAGATTGTGAACCGAACAACATCACGTTGAATAGGTCGATGCCTCATTGGTCGTGTGCGTGGGTGGGTGCTGGTGTGGTTGAGCGTGTTGGTCTGTTCAGCGAGTGTTATGTGCCTGCATATTTTGAGGACAACGATTTTGAGAAACGTGCGGAGCGAATCAATGTTCAGGTGAAGGTTTCGCAGGCTGGTATCGGTCACGACAATTCTTCAACGATTGCTTCTGATCCGTCGTTGGCTGAGAAGAACAGCAAGAGTTTCCAAGCGAATCAGGAGTTGCATGCGTTGCGTTGGCAGTCAGGTTTGCCTGACGCTGGGCATTGGGATTTGAAGCGTCGAAGGGAGTTCGGGTGGGATTGATTGACTATCAAGGTGTGCATGAGGGTGAGACTATTTATGTGTTTGGGTCTGGTGCGACATTGAACTATCTGGCACCGAGTTTCTTTGATGACAAGATTTGTGTGGCAACAAACTTCTGTGGGTCAGTGTTCGGGTTGGGCAGGTATTACGTGTTCAGCCACTATCACGCTGACTCAATATCTGAAGCACAGCTAGATGAGACGGTTGCTGTGTTCACCCCTCAACGCGAGCATGGCACCGACGCAGACTTCCTAGGGTTCATGCCGAAGATCGTCACATTCCCAACCACCACTGGTCGTCCTGGCACATCGTTCAATCCTTCCGGCAAGGACTGGCCTACGCTCGACAACTCACTCGTCATCGGGTCATCTGGGATTCATGGTGCGATGCACTTGGCTGCATATCTCGGTGCGAAGTTCATTGTGTTGGTTGGTGCTGATTGTGGAACTTTGGGTGGTGCCGAACGGGTCGAAGGCTATGTGAAGGGTGATATTCCTTGGGCGTTGTATGAGCAACATCTTCGAGACATGAAGCAACGCTTGTGTGATATGTACGGATGTCAGGTCTATTCGTTGAATCCGTTTATCAACTACAGTTTGGAAGGTACTGCGTATCGTGGAGCAGCGTCAATCAACTAGAATTGGAATCCTATGGCAATCACCAACGGCTATGCCACACGCAATCAGATCAAGTCGGCACTCCGAATCGGGACTGCTGACACGATTGATGACGAACTGATTGACAACTGTGCCGGTGCTGCATCACGTCTCATTGACGGTTTTTGCAATCGCAAGTTTTGGGCTGTTGGGTCTGCAACTGTTCGCGTCTATCAGGCTGAGGATTCGTTCTTCTGTTCAATAGATGACATCTCTGGAACTGCAATCACGCTGCAAACTTCAACAAATGCTGATGGTGTTTTTGATACAACTTGGAGTCCAACCGATTGGCAGTTGGAACCGTTGAACGGTAATCTTGATGGCATCGAATGGGCGTATGACAAGATTCGTGCAATCGGTGACTACCTGTTCCCAACTGTGAATGCCAACTATGGTGAGCAAGCGTTGGTGAAGGTGACAGCAAACTTCGGTTGGCCGTATGTCCCTGAAACAATTACTCAGGCAACAATCATTCAGGCATCAAGAATCTTCAAACGATATGACAGTCCGTTGGGTGTCGCAGGATTCGGTGACATGGGCGCGATCAGGGTGAGCCGTGCGCTTGACCCTGACGTGGCACAGCTCGTCGAGCCGTACCGACGCATGCGTCTATTCGCATGAGTTCAGCCACCACCGTCTCCCAGATCAAAACTGGTTTGGCTGCGAACTTGGCAACGGTGTCAGGTCTTCGCGCTTACGCCTATCAGCCTGACAATGTGAACACCCCGTTCGCTTGGCCGTTGCTGGACAGTATCCAGTACAACGGGGCTATGGGTGGGGGTTTGATTACCCACAAGTTCACGATCAGTGTTGTGGTTGGTCGTTCGGCTGAGCGTACTGCACAGACTTTGTTGGATGGGTATCTGTCTTATGCCGGTGCTATTTCTATTCGTCAGGCGATTGAGTCGGATCGGACTTTAGGTGGGGTTGTGCAGGATTTGATCGTCGAGTCTGCAAGCAACATCTCTACCCTTGAAGCGAACGACGCAATCTATCTGGCGATTGACTTCACGGTCACGGTGTACGCCTGACCCCTTGCCGAGTGTGCGTTGTGGCGTGTAGTGTTATCGCATCGGCTCTGCCGAGCAGACATCAACTCGAACGCCGATAGGCAGGAGCAGACATCATGGCTAAGCAAGTACTCACAAACGTGGCAGTCACCTACGGCACTGCAAACACCGACATCAGCGCGTATGTAACGTCAATTACATTGTCATCCAGTGCGGCGGAAGTTGCCACAACTTCGATGGGTTCTTCAGCTGTGACGCGAATCCAAGGCTTGATTGATAACTCAATCACAATGGAATTGCAACAGGACTACCCAACGATTGAGAAGTTGTTCTTTGATGCGTTCACTGCTGGTACTGCTGTACCGATGACAGTGAAGCCGAACGGTACTGCTGCTGCTTCGTCCACGAATCCACAGTATGCGTTCTCGGTTCTGCCGACTGCACATGAGATGGTCAAGGGTGCCATTGGCGACTTGGCTACGATGTCAATCAGTTTCCCAATCTCTGGTGCAATCACCAAGACAGGTACTGGCGCGTAGTTTCTAATAATCCAATCCCTTACCTGCGGAGGTAGAGAATGAAAATAGCACTCAGTTTGACTAGTGCATTAGATGGTAAGCAACGAACGATCTTCGCTGCGTTCCCTGACTTCATTGCGTTTGAAAACAAATACAATCGCAGTGTTGCCAAGTTTGAAGCCGAACTCACATTGACCGATCTTGCATACCTTGGATGGCATGCAGAGAAACGGTTGAAGAAGACTGGCTTGGACTTTGAATCATGGTGCGAAGAGATTGAAGCACTCGAAGTGGGAGATGGCGCAGAAGCAGTGATCGTCCCTTTGGAGACAAGTCAGCCCACTGGGTAATTTCATATCTCGCTTGCGAGACAGGAATTGCACCATCAGTGTTGCTGGCAGAAGAACCACGAATGCTGTTCACAATGTTGGCATACCTTCGATGGAGAGCCATTCACCTAGGCAAGTAGTATCGGTGTATGGCAAGACCTAACCCAGGCGCAAGTCGTGCAGGAACATTCCGTTCAAATGTTCAGAACGACGCTCCGGTACAGATACTAGGGATCACTGAATATCTTCGTGATGCTGCTAAGCAATACCCTGAGTTCAACAAATACGCTCGTATCGCATCAAAACAAGTTGCCAATTTGATCGTGGTTGCAGCCACCTTTGAAGCAGCTTCGGTGACACGTAATCGTCAGGCTATGGAAGTGATGAAGGGCATGGTCGCCACCAGTGATCGTGTGCCAACAATCAAACTGAAGGAAGACTCGACATTCAATTCCAGGTCGAGGAAGTTTGGTTCTTCATACAACATCAAGACACGTCGCAGAGTGAAGCGCAAGGTGACAAGAGGCGACGTGTTCTTTGGTGCCGAGTTCGGTGGTGGTTCGTATGGATCAGGGAACCTCACTGTGGCTGGGGCTAAGTCTCGCGCTGGGACTGAGATGTTCCGCAAGGGTGGGGGCAGGACAACCCAGTTCCTTCGCCATCGTGGACAGTCAGGATACTTCTTCTGGCCTGCCGTTCGCAAACATAAGGGTGATATTGCTGACGCTTATTTGGGTGCGATTCAGAAGGTCTTGGATGGCTTGGCAGCTAAGGGAGCAGCGCAACAGATAGAACGCGAGTCGGTTGGTTCCGGCCCTCTGTTGAGTGATTCTATGAAGGTGATTTAGATAGTTGACTTTGGCTGTGGTTTCGCTACCCTGTAGATAGGGAGGCGTTCATGGTTGTCTATTTTGATTCGGTCAAGTCTGTTCAGCCGAAGCCGTTCGCCACGAATTGGGTTGACCTGAAAGAACGCTTGATGCACCATGAGGAGAATGCCAACAAGTCTGATGGTGCGTTGTGGTCACCTGTTGAGTACTACCAAGGTAGGACTAGAGGGAACACTGCGATCAGATTCATTGAAGCGTTGGTCGTTGACATGGACGGCGAATCATTCGCCAACGCCAACCTTGACGGGTTTGAGTATCTTGCCTACTCCACATACTCACATCGACTAGATGATCCCCACTACCACTTAGTTCTGCCACTTGCTGAGCGTGTACCGGCAGGACTATGGCGAGCAGTGTGGGCTGAGTTGCATGAACGAATCAACTTGCAAGGTGACCCTGCAACCAAAGATGCTGCGCGTATCTTCTACCTTCCACAACATGCACCAGATCAACCGTTTGAGTTCCACGAACAATCAGGTGTATTCATTGACACCGACTTCCAATACGAACCTGCACGGAACCCAACACCAGCGTCACCACGTCAATCGGCTCAGCCTCGACGCAAACGCACTGTTGGTGTGGAGATGGATGATGCTTGGTGGGATGCTGCGAAACCGATGACACAGTATTCACATCTTGAAGGTCACGCATTGTGGAAGACAATGGCTGATGATTTCCGTGTGATGGTTGCCGAGTATCGAGAAGCCGTGCGCTTGGCCAGTCAGGATGTCATCTAGAATTGCCGCATGGCTGGCGAACGTACCTTTGTTGTCAAGTTCATCTCCGATGTGGCTGGTGCGCTCAGAGGCATCAAAAGGGTTGGCGATGATGTAGGTGGAATGGGAAGCAGGATCGCTTCTGTTCTGCCGTCTTTCAAGACAATGGCGATTGCAGGCACCGCAGCGTTTGGTGCAGTTTCTGCTGCATCGTTCAAGTTGGTCAGCATGGCATCCAACTTGGAAGAATCACAATCCAAAGTCAATGTTGTCTTTGGTGCTTCAGCTGGTGTGGTGAACGAGTTTGCCGAAACATCAGCACAGGCGTTCGGTATTACGAAGCAGGCTGCGTTAGAAGCCACAGGAACATTCGGAAACTTGTTGCAGGCGTTCGGTACTGGCAAAGGTCAAGCAGCGGAGATGTCAACCACGTTGATCGGGTTGGCTGCTGACTTAGCATCATTCAACAACACCGGCATCGAGGATGCAATCCAAG